CAAGGCTTTCCTCGCGGCGGTGAAGGACCCGGAGAGCTACGCGCTGATGCTGAAGGCGAGCGAGAGCGGGATTCTTTCGGCGAAGGCGTTGAAGGGAATCCAGTCACAGATTACCGAGCTGGCTTACCGGCAGGAGATGGAGTGTGACTTTAGCGTTGGGCGGCCGGGTGCGGTTTATGCGACGCTACTGGATGCGCTGCGGGTGGCGGGGCGGATTTTAGATTTCCCGTGGGATAGGTCGGAGCAAGTCTTTACGTTCTGGGACCTTGGGAGTCCGAAGAATACGCGCTGCATTTACGTGCAGTTCGTGGGGCGGGAAATCCATGTCATCGATCACGACGACGGGTCTGAGGAAATGACGCCGGCGACGCGGGCGGCGCACATGTTGAGCAAGGGCTATCCGTATGGCGGGCATTTTATGCCGCACGACGCGGCGGCGCAGGAAAAGGGTGGCAAGAATTTCAAGGAACAAATGGAGCACGCTGGGCTGCAAGGGATACGCATTATTCCGAGATGCCGGACGGAGTGGCCGGGGGTAAACAAGGCGCATGAGATCATGCCAAGGTGTTTGTTCCATGAGTCAAATACGTTGGCATTGGTGGACAGCTTAGAGAACTACCACGTCAAGGAGGACAACAAGGACGGCGCTTTGACCAACCGGCTGGTGGACGACTGGAGTGCCCACGACTCGGACGCGTTCAGGATGCTGGCCGAGGCGATGCTTAACGGGATGCTTAAGGGGCATTCCGAGGTGGTGAGAGAGACGAGGCCGGACCGTCAGAAGCAGAAGAGGGCGAGCGCGGGGAGATACCGCAGATGACGAACGCCTATCTCTGGCATCGCTGCCGGGGGTAAACTATGAAAACACTCACAACTATGAAAACACTCACAACTATGAAAACACTCACAACTATGAAATCAGAAAACAACACCGATAACAGAGAGGCGGGCAGCGATTGCCAGGAGCGACTTGTTCGTCTTCGCGGGACTCCGAACCAGCTTGCCGCCCTGTGGGAAAAATCCGCGAAAGAGTTCTGCGAGGAAGTCGGTGACGACCTGTCTCTGCGAGGAATAACAAACCGCGCCTACTCGAAATGCCTTCAAACGTGCGCCGAGCAGCTCCGCGACTACTGCGGTGAAGTCTCCGCTGCGAAAAATCCTGCGAGTGGTGCAATCACGGCAAGAGCATCGCAATCCAATCGGGATCGCCCGTGGTGTGCATGATTCACGAAAAGATGTTCTCCGCGTCTCATGCTTGCGAGCGATGGGAGATTCTTGAGCCGAACAGTTAATTAAGTAGTCTCAAGACTACTTTTCCTCCCTAGAATTATGACCCCCTACGAACAAGCGGCGCGGGTGTATGAGCGGGAGCCATGCGCCCGGAGTTTCCAAGCGGATCTGGAGGCACACCTTTTCTGTGGCTGGGTGGTATCGACGCCGCTGTTCTTCGTGATGGGGCGGCGGGTGATGAAGCGATGGCCGGCCGAAATGACGCTGAATCCGCATTACACACACCCGCAGGGCGACGGCTGGCATGTGTGGCTGGCTGCGGGTGATCTGCGTGCGATGTGGGCGGCACTGCCGGCGGAACTGGAGTGGATTTCTTACGAGCGGCGGAATGTGCTGCGGGTGGCGAGGCTGGCGCGTCTGCGTTCCCGTGTTGGGGAATAGCGGGAGCGGCGCGGATGGGGTCATGGTTGCGCCCCATGGACGAGAGCGGCGGACCTTACTTTTCACGCGATTTGATCGTGCCAGATGGCCGGTTGGCACGACTGCACAAGGGTGGTGGATCGCCGCCATCGCCACCGCCGCCACCGGCTCCGGTGCCGAAGCAGCAAGACACGACCAGCAGGTTCGCGGCGGACATGCGCGGCAGATCGAGCTACCGGCAGAGCTTTCTGGTCGGGGCACCGAAGGAAAAGAAACGTGAACTCGGGGGCGGAACTTCGTTCTTGGGATGACGGGCGAACAGGTCATTGCACTGCGGGATCAACTGCGGTCGAAGCGAACGCCGCTGGAAGGTCATTGGGATGAATTGTCTGAACTTTTCATGCCATTCCGCGACATGGGCGCGGACGGTGTGCCTGACATTTTTAGTGCGGATCGACAATTTGACTCCACGCCCCGGCGGTCTGCGCTGATCCTCGCCAATGGCCTGGCGTCGCTGGTGACTCCTCGGGAGGAAAATTGGTTTGAATTTCAAGCACCGAAGGCGCTGCGCGGCGATGACGACGCGGTGCGGTTCTATCGTGAGGCGAGCGAGTGCGCCCGGGAATACATCGAGGCGAGTAATTTTTACGAAGAAATGCAGGAGTGCTACATCGGCAGTCCGGTGCATGGGACGACGGCGTTGTTCTGTGGGGATCTGGATGACATGGGCGAGCTGTATTTCCGGCATTTACCGATCAAGACCTATGACATCGGGGAGGATGCGAAGGGCCGCGTGGACTGCGTGTGCCGCGACTTGCACCTGACGGCGGACCAGGCGGAACAGGAATTCGGCAAGGACGCGCTGCCGCAAGAGATCGCGGGGAAGCTGGGACAAGCGACGGCGAAAACTGAGCTGTTCGAGTTCGTTCACGCGGTGTTCAAGCGGCGCACGCCGGCATCGAGCGATGCGCGGGAAGCGGAGCGGAAGACGTGGGAGTCTGTGGTGGTGGCGTGCAAGAACAAGGCGGTGGTCCAGCGGAGCGGCTACGATGAATTTCCATTTGCGGTGCACCGCTATCGCAAGTTTGGGCGCTGTGTGTGGGGTTTCGGTCCCGGATCGACGGCCAAGGGCGACGCGCGGCAACTGAATACCTTGAACGAGATGGCGGACATCTCGGCAGAAATCGCGGTGCTGCCGCCGGTGATCGCGCCGAACTCGTTGGAAGGCGAGGTGGGCTTGGGTCCTGGTGAAATCACCTATGTCGATCCGAGCGATCCGAACGCGGCGACGATGCTGCGGCAATGGTCTGGAGGATCGAACGCGCAAGGCTACCAAGCGGCGAAAGACCGGATGGCGGACAAGCGGCAGCAAGTGGAACAAGCGTTCCATGTGGATCTGTTCCAACTCTTCGCGGCCCGGGCGATGGAGCGCGCCCCGATGACGGCGACCGAGGCGAGTCTGATGGCGGGCGAGAAGCTGACGCAATTTTCTCCGGTGTTCGGACGGCTGGTTTCCGAGATGCTGGACCCAATCCTTGGCCGGGTTTTTTCGGTGCTGCTACGGGCGGGGATGTTCGGCGAGGCTCCGCAGTCGGTGACGGGTGCGCTGGGTGGCAAGCGGACGGGCGTAGCCAAGCCGGGCGTGCTCTACAAGAACAAGATCATGCTGGCGATGCAGGCGCGGCAGAATGGAACTCTCATGGAGTTCATGCAACTGGCTGAACCGATTCTCGCGGTCTATCCGCAAGCGGCGGATGCGCTGAACTGGGCGGTGCTGGTGCAGGACGTGGCGCGGAATGCGGGACTGGTGGAACGTTGGATACGCAGCAAGCGCGAGCTGGAACAAATCACGGCGCAGCGGGCGGAAGCGGCGCAGGCGCAAGAGCAACTCACGATGGCGGACGGTGCGGCGGGCGTGGCTGAGAAGATTTCAAAAACCAGCCCCGATGTCCGGCAAGGGATGGCGGAGGCAATGGGGCAAGCATCATGAGCACGATCCAAGACAAGCGAGACGCCGCGGCGGGCGAGGCTGAAAAGCGGAAGCGGGACGGGGAGGTCGTGTTTCAGCAATTTGCGGAACTCTTCGACACGGATCTCGGGCGCGAGGTGCTCGGGCACCTGTGGAAACGTTTCGACGTGTGCGGGCGCTCGTTCCTCGCGACGGAGCGAGGCGAGGTCAACGCGCTGCGGGCGGGCGTGCGTGACGGCGAGCGGGCGGTTCCAAACTACATTCTTCAAATGATTCGCAAATCCAAACCAGAATTCCCAACACCATGAGCTTCAGCATCGATGAGAAACACGTCCTATTCAATGGGGCGAAAGTGGCCGTCTTCGCCGGTGAAGATGAAAAATTGACCATGAGCAACGGCAAGGCGGACATGCGTCCAGCGGTCGAGGCATGGATGGAGGAACAAGGGATCACCGGGCCGGGTGCTGTGGTTGAGAAGCCTGCCGTGACGACGGGTGTGCCGCCGATGCCGGAGATGGACCCGCGCCTTGGCGATAAGACGCCGGAGGTGGTGGAGTGGTATTTCAAGCACCAGCCGAAGGAGGCCGCAGAGCGCTACAACGGGCGCAAGGTCGAGCGCGGATGAACCATTTTCCCAACATGAGCACAGAAGCACCATCCGCCCCTGTGGTTGTCGATCCGGCAACTCCCGCACCCGCTGCCCCTGTGGCGGTGGCTAATGTAACCCCTTCCGCTGCCCCTGTGGCTGCGGTGCCCCCGGCGGGTGGGTTCCTGGGGGGGAGTCCACCCGCTTCTGGGACACCGGCGGCACCTGCGCCGACGAACTTCTTCGGGGAACACGTCCAGAAGGATGGAGTTTTTCAAGAGGGTTGGACGCAAGGGCTTCAAACCGCCGGATTCGAGCGGCTGGCGAACAAGGCGGCACTGGCGAAGGACGAGGGATCGCTGCTGCGATCGCTGGACGAGGCGCTTGGGATGGTCGGCAAGAAGGCGGGCATCGCGTATCCCAAGGCCGGAGCTTCCGACGTGGAGGTTGCGGCATTCCGCGCGGACGCCGGCGTGCCTGCGACGGCTGCCGAGTATGGTCTGCGACCTGAGAAGCTGCCGGATGGCGTGGAATGGGATGATGCGTCCATGCAGGGCTACGCGGAGATTCTTCACAATCACCACGTTCCCAAGGACGCGGCGCAGGCACTGGTGGCGCGGCATCTGGAGGATGTGGCGAAGCAGGCCGGACAAGCAACGACACAGTTTGCTCAGAAGATTTCCGGCTATGCCGAGAAAGCGGAGCAAACTTTCAAAGCGGAATGGGGCGTGGATTACGAGCAACGGTTGGAAAGCAACCGGACGTTCGTGGCGAGTCGATTACAGGAGAGCGAACTTGCTGACCCTGTGTTGCAAGCTGCGCTGTCGCATCCGGGGATCGTGCGGATGATCGACGAAGCGCGGCGCGGTCTGCGTGAGGCTCCGCTGCCCGGTGTGGGTGCGGAGATGGGTGGCGGCAGTCACTCACCGCGGCAACAGGCGGTGGCGATCATGCAGGCAAATCCGGCATGGGAGCGCGATCCGTCCATGTCCAAACGGGTGAACGACCTTTACGCGCTGGACGCGGCGCAGACGAAGCGCGGCAAGCGTTAGAACTTCTGGTGTTGGTCCTCCAGAGGGAAGCTCTGGTGTGCGTTGGCAGACGTGCGCCGGGGCTTTTTTGTGCGCTGAGTTCCCGTGCTGGGGAATGGAAATGGTCAAGGGATGTGAAGCAGAATGCGCCCGTGACTCCAGAGGACACTCT